CAGCACAAACTGTAACATTCACATCAACTGATAGTTCAACTGTTGTTGGTCCTTTAACAATTGAAAGTGTCGAAGGTGGTGACATACTTGTTATAGATAGTAAAGTTACTGGACTAATTGGATTTGATACTACACCAGCAACTATTGCATTTAGCGGCAGCGGCACTGCTACAACAATTGAAAATCTTGATGTAAGAGACTTTGGTGCTGAAATTAGAATGATTGGTTCAGCTAGTGTTTACGGTAATCAAGGATTAGTAGGAGACGGACCAGGCGTATTAGTTTATGCTATTGGACACAATCTTGCATACATTGGTAACGGTAAAGAAGTTACTAATGATCCAGGCACAGTTATACAAGCAAATGAAATAATAGAATTAAATGATTCTAAAATTAGATATAACTCTGTTGACCACGACGGCGACTTTAGAGTAGGCGATTTATTCTTTGTAGACCAACAAAGCGGTACAGTTAACTTTGCACTTAACAGTCTAAACATTGATATTACTGACGGTGTAACGTTTAATACAAACGGAAATACAAGTTTTGTAAATGGTGAAAAAATTGAAATAGGCAATTATCGACTTAGTGGAAATACTATAGAAACACTAGCCGGTGATGTAAATATTGACGCAAACAGCGGAACAATAAATCTACAAGATAATGTAAATGTAACAGGTAATTTAGATGTCACAGGTAATGTTACAATAGGCGGTAATATTACAATCGGTGACGAAGCAAGCGATACTATCCAATTTGTTGCAGGCATTGACAGTGACATGATTCCTAGTGAAACTAGTCAGTATAAATTAGGAACTGCGTCTTTACGCTGGAGAAATTTATATGTAGATCAAGCTAATATTGACGACATTGAGATACAAGATAACTTCATTACTACAACTACGTCAAATGCTGATTTAGAGTTACGTGCTAATGGCACTGGCAAAATATTAATTCCTAATAATAATGTACAAATTGATAATGACTTAACTGTAAGCGGCTCAACTAACTTACAAGGTACTACTATTTCAGGTACAGTTACTCATGTTGGCGATACAACACAAACTGGTAACTTAGGTATTACTGGCAACTTAACAGTTACACAAGATGTAGATGTTACAGGATCTGCACAGTTTGAAGAAATATTAATTGACGATAACTTTATTACTACAACTACGTCAAACACTGATTTAGAATTACGTGCAGCAGGCACAGGAAAAGTTTTAATACCTAACAACGATGTAGAAATTACAAATAATTTAGACGTAACCGGTGATATTACAGCTGACAACATTACTGCATCACAAACAATAAATGCTACAGTATTCCAATCAGATGATATACAAATCCTCGGTAATACAATAACAACAACACTTTCTAATAGTGATTTAGAATTAGGCACAAGCGGTACAGGTAGTGTTATTATTAATAATGACACAACAATATCACAAAGTTTAACTGTAAACGGTAGTACTGATTTAGATGATGTTACAATTAACGGAAGTGTTATTCAAATTGGTAATACAACACAAACTGGTAATTTAACATTACTAGGAGAATTTACTAACGGTAATATATTAATTGAAGATAATTTTATTACTACAACTGAAAGTAATTCAGATTTAGAACTACGTGCAAGCGGCACTGGTAATATACTAATTCCTAATAACGATGTTAGAATTACTAATAACTTATTTGTTAGTGGCGATGCTACACTTGGCGACACAACATTAACTGGTAACGTTGCAATTACAGGTGACATTACACAAGCAGGTGAATATACTGTTAACAATAATGTTAATGTAGGTAATAATTTAGATGTTACAGGCACAGCGCAGTTTGAAGAAATATTAATCGACGACAACTTTATTACTACAACTACATCAAATGCTGATTTAGAATTACGTGCTAATGGCACTGGCGACATTCTTATTCCTAGTAATAATCTTGTAGTTAATAATAACACACAAATTACAGGTCAACTTACAACAACAACTATTGTAAATAGTGGTGTTGTTACATCTGATCAATTTACTACTGGCGATGTATTAATTGACGATAACTTTATCACTACTACTCAAACAGACAGTGATTTAGAATTACGTGCTAATGGCACTGGTGAAGTTGTAGTACCTAGTAATAATGTTATACTAGAACAAAACTTAACTGTAAACGGTGATACTAATTTACAAGACACAACTATTACAGGAACAACTACACACGTAGGTAATACTTCACAGACTGGCGATTATAATTTAACAGGCAATCTTACAGTTTCCGGCGGCGTTAATATTACTAGTGCAATGCAATTTGAAAATATACGTATTGCAGGGAATGTTTTAGAAACTACTCTTTCAAATAGTAATTTAGACTTACGTGCAAATGGTACAGGCGTCATTGAAATACCAAATAATAATGTTGTTATTAATAACGATCTAAATATTGTTAGCACATTATTTGTAGAAGATATTGATGCATCTGGGACTATTACTGCAAATAGATTTACTACAGGTGATATTTTAATTGATAGTAATTATATTACTACAACAAATTCAAACAGTAATTTAGAACTAAAAACAAGTGGCACTGGTAATGTAGTAATAGATAATTTTGAAATATTTGATAGTACAATAACATCAACTAATGACATTATATTAGATCCTGGTTCTGAACATGTAATAATTGATTCCACTGGTGCGTTGAATATACCAGTAGGTTCTACAGGTACTAGACCAGCAGTACTAGCAGCTGGACAAATTAGATACAATACTTCTTTACAGAGATATGAAGGATACAATGGATCTAATTGGGTAATACTACAAGGCGTTGAAGATTTAGACGGTGATACTAAAATTACTGCAGAACTAAACGAAGGTGATAATGACGGAGTAATACGTTTTTACAGTCAAAATGTTTTAGTTGCTGACTTAGATTCAGATAGATTAAATGTTAATAAATTAACCGTAGATAATATTACCATAGACAACAATGAGATAAGTAGTAGTGCAGATACAGATTTATTATTAACAGCCCAAGGTACTGGTTCGGTAAGATTTGAAAATTTTGGAATAAAAAATAATACTATTACAAACACAGTTTCTGATAGTATTACATTATTCCAAAATACCAATAATGGTTATGTCAAATTTGACGGAACATTTGGATTAGTTTTACCGGTAGGTACAAGTCCTCAGAGACCCGGCGTTGGTTATAGAGAAATAGGCATGACTCGTTTTAACACTGAAGACCAAAGGGTTGAAGTATTTGATGGTGTTAACTGGGTAAGTGTCGCAGGTTCGCAAGGGGGTCTAACTCCAGCAGACGCCGAGGATCTTGCAATTGAAAAGGTATTAATATTCGGATAATAACATGGCAGCAATTTTAAAAAACAAAGTAATAAAAAACATAGGTGTTTTACCTGTAGATATATTTGAAACAGATGTTACACAGCGAGCAACGGTAATTGGCATGAGTATTACAAACTTAACAACAAGTTTTGTTTATGTAGATGTACTAGTGCAAGATGACAGTAGTGTAACTGGATACTATTTGAAAGAAACATTATTGCCTGCAAACACAAGTCTACGTGTAGTAGCAACAGGTGAAAAATTGATACTTGCACCTAGTAATAAATTACAAGTAAAATCAAGTGTAAGCGATAGCGTAGACGTTATCGTCAGCTTTGCGGAGATTGTATAATGAGTCATTTTATAGGGAATACACCAGAACAAGTAGCAAACGGATTTATCAAAAGATATTTTTACGGTTTACGTAGAAATGATGATGGCGAATTGTTTTTAGTTAGAGTTGACCAATTACAAGGCGGCGACGAAAATGTTGTTGTTATTAACGATTTAGGTATTGAAGAAGAAAACTTTCCAGACTTTGAAGAAGGTATTGATTTCTTAGACGGTGTAGGTACAGATGGTGCAGTTGTATATCCAAACTTACGTTATCCACAACTTAAATGGGACGGTAGAAGCTTAATATATTACATAGAACAAGATACAGGATTTCTTGTTCAACGTATTTCCGAAGGGTATGATTTCCCACAAAATATAAGTTCGCCTGGTTATGGCGAAGGCAAAGATAGCGAAGTAATTACTTCAAACAGTACAACAGATTATTAAAGGTTTGACCAATGGCAGAATTTAAAATTGATAGATTTAAGTATAACTGGAAGGGAGATTGGGCTCCAAGTTCAGATTATAAACGAGACGATATTGCAAGGATAAACGGTAGATCGTATGTGTGTATTAAAGGTCACACATCATCAGGTGATTTTGGCAGTGACTTAAATGCTACAATACCTAATAGTGTTCCGCCGCAACCAGATCCAAGATGGATCGTAATGACTGTAAGTAAAAGTTTTATCGGCGAATGGGTAACTGCTACAAATTATAACAAGGGCGATCTTGTTTTAAATGGCGGTACTGTTTGGCTTTGTATTGAAGCACATAACGGGCAAAGTTTTGCAACTGAAATTGCAAACTGGGAAGTATTTACTAAAAGCATTAGTTTTGTTTCTAACTGGACACCTAATACTACATATGCACACGGTGCTCTTGTAAAGTATAACGGATATGTTTACAAATGTCTAGTAGCACATATTGGTAGTGCTACTTTAGAAGACAACCAAACAGATTGGTTAGAATTTCATGTAGGTGACGAATATAGAAATTCTTGGATAACTGAAACCGTTTATAGAAAAAATGATATTGTAAGATATGGTGCTTCTGTGTTCCGTTGTACAGAAACTCATACTTCGGGTGTTGTGCAACTTGATGATACAAAGTTTACATTAGAATTTCCTGGTACACAGTTTGACGGTGAATGGTCAAGTTTAACTGCATATAATTTAGGTGATATTGTTAGATATGGCGGACATGTGTACTACGCAGTTGCAAACAATATTGATAGCGACCCTAGCAGAGTAACAGCTGGTTATACATCAGGTGGCGACAGTACCCAAGATTGGATTGTACTTGCAAAAACATATAATTTTAGAGGCGACTGGGATATAACATCTCCTTACAAAACAGGTGACATTGTTGTACGAGGCGGCTATCTATACCAAATTCTAAGAGATGTTAATATTAACGACGGCGACGATAGTACGTTGGTTTGGCAAGACCCAGAAATATACGAACTAATTATACCAGGTAAAAAGTTTGTTGGTCCATGGAGTACTACAGGATATTATGCAGTTGGTGAAATAGTATATCATCTAGGTACTGCATACTTTTGTAATTTTGAACACCAAGCAACTGCTGAAAACTTTCCAGGCGATAACGGAAGCGGCTACGATTATTGGGATATACTTGTACAAGCAGGACAGCCAGGCGGACTTCACGACAAGGGTGATTTATTAACATTTGGTTTAAGTAGAACAGGTGCTGATGACGGTAGTACTGTAGGAGACACTAGATTAAAAATAGGCGACGAAGTAGGACAAGCATTATCTGTTACTACTGATTTAGATTTATTTTGGAGAAACTTTTTAACTGATAGCGATGTTATATATGTTAGTAACGAAGGAATAAACAGACCAGGTTACGGTAGAACTCCTTTGCGCCCATTTAAAACAGTTAAGTATGCATCCGAATTTGTTGAAGATAATTTTATAGCTGGCAATCCAGTAAAAATATCAATAGCAACAGGCTATTACGAAGAAATTGGTCCAATAACAGTTCCAGCAGGTTGTGCAATAATGGGAGACGAATTAAGATCTACTACAATTGTTGCAAACCCTAGGAAACAAGATTACTACGATAATTATAACCAAGTACAAGATTATTTAACATTTACTGAAACATTTATTCTTGACTTATTATTAAATGTTCCAATCACACCATTAACAGGTAATACCGAAACACAAGTTTTAAATGGTCCTTTTGGTTCGGAAGACGTAGCACAACGATGTGTTGAATTATTTACAGACTATAAAAATAATGTAGAATTTAACGTGTTTACTGGAGAAATTAGTCCAGTAATGACCGGATCTAATACATTAAACGCAGACACTAATTTTGTTAATGGTGGCGAAAATATTAGCCAAAACATTATTTTTATTAGTGGACAAATTTATGCGTTCTTACTACAAGAAGGGTTTACTGTAGACAAAGACACAGTGTACGAAGATGTAAATTCTATATTTAGAGGCCTTGCAAGAGATTTGAAATATAGCGGAAACTATGCAACTTTACTTGCATCGAGACGATATATAAATGCTGCCAACGGATCACAAAACGATGATCTATTTTGGGTAAGAGATACTACAGGAATTAGACAATGTACATTAAAAGGATTGGTCGGAACGCTTAATCCTCCAGGTGTATTTGACTTATACCAACGTCCAACAGGTGGTGCATTTGTTGCATTAGATCCAGGTTGGGGACCAGATGATAGTCGTGTATGGATTAATAATAGATCACCTTATATCCAAGGCGTAACAAATATTGGCAGTTCTTGTGTAGGTAAAAAAGTAGACGGCAGCCTACATAACGGCGGCAACAAGTCTATGACATCAAACGATTTTACCCAAGTACTAAGTGACGGGATAGGCGCTTGGATAACCAATGGGGGCAGAGCAGAACTTGTTTCTGTGTTTACATATTATTGTGCTGTAGGATATTTTGCTGAAGACGGCGGAATTATACGTGCTACAAACGGCAACAACTCTTATGGTGATTACGGGTCAATTGCAGACGGAAACGATCCAACAGAAATACCTGATACAGCAACAATATGGAATAGAAATAATCAAGCTTTTGTAGACACTGCTGATTCCGGTGGAACAGTAGATAGTATAGCATTGTTTGAATACGAGCATTGTGGCGAGAACTATAAATCAGCATCGGCTACAATTACAGGTGCCGGCGCTGGCGTTAATGTAGAATTTGATGACTTTAGAGATGGCTCATTATATAATGTTAGACTTATAAACACTAAAGGATCAGGAAGCGAAGGCGGTACAAATTATCTAGTAAGACAAGGTAACGCCCAAGAAACTTTAGATGCAAGCCAATACTTAAAATTAAGTACAAGTGATGCAACACAATTTTATGAAGATGTTGCAGGCATGAGAATACTAGTTATTCAAGGCACTGGATACGGACAATACGGTTATATATCTGGATACAGTGCAGTAACTAGACAAGTTACTGTATCAAGAGAATCTGACGATCAGCCAGGATGGGATCATTTAATTCCTGGTACACCTCTAGTAGCAGCATTTGATTCAACTGCTAGATATAGAATAGAACCGAGAATGGCAGTTAGTCATCCAGGGTTTACTTCTACTGTACAAAATTTACCAGCAGAAAGAACATTTATTGACGTTGACTTTGGTGGAATAACAAATACTTACGGAGGGTTAACAGGCGGCTTAGGAACTGGCGAAACATTTGGATTACCTCAAATTGAAGCAATATTTAATGTTTCAAGAAGAGGTAGTGACTACTTTGTATCTATAAACAATGCTGGTGCTGGATATGCTGAGAATGATAGATTAACTATCAGAGGTGATTTACTAGGAGGTGCAACTCCTGACAATGATCTTATAATTGATGTATTAACTACATCAGATGATAGTACAAATAGTATTGCTACTATTAAATCATCAGGTACAGGTAGAGGCGGAAGATTCGTAGCATTAGCAGATCCAAACTTTGTTGTATACAGTGATACTGGTACTACTTGGCAAGAAGCCAATCTTGATATAACAGCAACTTGGATTAAAGTACTTGCTAACAAAAATAGATTTATAGCAATAGCATCAGGAACTAATCAATATAACTTTTCTTATACAGGCGAAAACTGGACTACAAGAGCATTACCAGCAACAGAAGACTGGTCAGATGCAGCAGCAAGTCCGACAGGATTTGTAGTAGTTGCAAACGGAGCAACAGAATTTGCATACAGTACTGACGGTTTAACATGGAGTTCAAGTTCTACAGTAGCAGCAGACACTTACACTAAAGTTGCATATGGTCAAGGAAGATATGTTTGTATCGCTGAATCAGGTGCTGTTATAACTTCAGATAATAACGGGAACACTTGGACATCACGTACTGCTTTACCACTAGGCGGTGCACCGACTATTGTAAGTTTAGTTTACGGAGATAATAGATTTATAATAATTAGATCAGACGGATCAGTTATGTATAGTGTTGATAAAGGCGAAACTTTTATTCAAGGTGAAAATGTTCCGCAAAATGGCGGATCTAGTTTATCATATGTAGATTGTAAATATGCTCAAGGTGTGTTTATGGTAATCAGTACTGATGGCGGAACTCCAACAAGTTTAAATGCTACTACTGAAGATGGGCTGGTATGGAGACAAAATAATTTAGCATCGTCTCAGTCGTGGAAAACGTTATCATTTGCGTCACTTGACGGTGATCCAAAATGGGTGTTACTAGCTGACGGTGTAACATTAGGCGGAGTTGCAAATATTAAAACAGGTAAGCGAGCAAAACTTAGATCAGATACTTTTACTGGAATATTCCAACGTGTAAAGATATGGGATCCGGGTAGTGGATATTCACCTAATCCTGATAATATGACAATTACTGTAACAGACACACAGTTTGTAACAGAGGTCGAACTAGAAAAAAGAATAGGTAATGGAACAATAGCTCAACCTAGCTTTAAGAGTAGAGGTTCGGGATACAGATCAAATTCTACAGTAGTTACTTTAACTGGTGACGGTTATGCTGATATTATACCAGAAGCTAATACAATAACACTTGCTGGTGTTGATACAGTTCCAGGTCCAGGTGTTCAAATAAGAATTAATACTATTCTTGATCCTCTTACTGAAGATCCTAGTGATTTAAAATTATTTAACGGTGTTAAGATAACAGACTTAGGAGATGACGGAACTGGTAATGCAACTAGATTAGTTCAAATGCAAATTTCACCATCTATAGATAATGAAGACAATCTTGCTCACGCTACAGGTGTTGAATTAAGATCACTATACAGTCAAGCACGAATTACTGGGCACGATTTCCTAGATATTGGTACAGGAAACTTCATTCAATCAAATTATCCAGAACTATATGCAGACGGAAATTATTTTGTTGCAGCACCTGAAAATGAAGTATATGAAACAAACGGCGGTAGAGTATTTTATACAAGTACAGACCAAGACGGTAACTTTAGAACTGGTGAATTATTTAGTGTGCAACAGAGTACAGGTATTGTTACTATTAGTGCTGAGTTTTTTGACTTAGACGGGCTTTCAGAACTATCACTAGGCGGAGTTAGACTAGGTGGTTCGGGCGCAGCAGTTAGAGATTTTTCTACTGACCCGACTATGTCAGAAGATAGTAATAACGTTGTTCCAACACAACGTGCAATTGCAACATTCCTCGCAGACAGATTATCTGTAGGTGGCGAGGATCTTGAAACAAATAGATTAGTTGCTGGTCAAGTTATTATTGGCGGCGAAGCAAACGAATTTAATATGAATAACGATGAAACATTACAAATAAATGTTCCGGTAGACTTCTCAGGTGTAGATGCATTTGGTAATTTACCTAGGGTCCAAGGAACATTTTTAAGTCAAATGCTAGTGTTAAAAACATTTAACGACACCACGCAGTAATGGATAAATATATATAACTGGAGTTAAGAACAAATGGCAGAATTTAAGTTAGGTAGAATACGCTTTGTATGGAAAGGTGACTGGACCACAGGCACTGTTTACTACAAGGATGACGTAATTGCTTTTGGTGGGAAAGCGTATATATGTGTAGAAGGACATAGCAGTGATGCTAACTTTTTTACAGATTTAGATGTAGTTCCGACAAAGTGGAATTTAGTTAGTGATGGTCAAACTTGGAAGGGTGACTGGTCCAACGGCACATCATATGTGTACAATGATATTGTAAAGTACGGTGCAAGGTTATATATTTGTGATGCCATTCATACTTCTACCACACAGTCCGACTCCGAAACATATGTAATCACAGTAGCAGACGACCCTAATGTAAGTAACGGCGTATTTTATATAGACGGCGTTGCGGCTCCAGACATTCAAATGGTAAGAGGCAACACATATATATGGCAGCAAAATAGTGCTACTAACTTATTCGCTGGTGCCGGCGTTGCTAGACATCCAATGGTTATTAGTACTACTAAAGACGGAACACACAACAGCGGAGCAATATACACTGACGGTGTAACATATTTCCTAGATGCTGTCGAAGTAGTTGATGCCGCAGCATACGATGCAGGATTTGCTGCTGCTACTACTAGAGAAATGCGTATTACTGTTCCAGATGACGCTCCAGACACACTTCATTATTTCTGCTATCAACATGCTGGCATGAGCAGCAATGCAAGTGCAGAAATTATTAGCTTAGGTTTAGAAACAGATTTAGCTAATTGGAATGTATTTGCTGATGGATTAGATTGGAAGGGCGAATGGCACGAAGATTTCCATTACCGTTTAAGTGATTTTGTTAAGTACGGTAGTGCAAGTTTTGTTTGTATCGATCCGCACCAGTCTACAGGAATTGGCACAGGCTTAGGTTTAGAAAATGACTTAATAAAGTGGGACGCATTTAATCAAAGTATCCGCTATCAAAATGAATGGCTTACAGGTAGAAAATATCTTGTTAATGATGTTGTAAAGTACGGTGCGAGCTTATGGATTGCAACTAGCTATCATACAAGTGCTGCTGCATTTACAGACGATAGTGCAAACTGGGAAAAGTTTGTAGAAGGCTTCCAATTTGAAAATGAATGGGCATATAATGGTGTTTACCAACCAGGCGACATTGTACGCTACGGTGGTAACCAGTATATTAGTAAAACAGATAACGAAAATGATCGACCAACTGTTGTTCCAGCAAGCTGGGACCTATTTACTGAAGGATTTAAATTCATCGGCGACTGGGGAGCAGATTCGTCACAATACGAATATCAAGTAGGTAACGTTGTAAGACACGGCGGCTATACATATCGTTGTATTGCAGATCACCAAAACCAAATACCACCTAACGAAGTTTATTGGACAAGATTAAACTACGGTTTTGAGTGGAGAGGTGAGTGGAGAGATGATGCACAGTATTACGAAGGTGATGTTGTACGTTATGGCGACAATTCATATGTATGTATATTAGGACATATTTCAGAAGGCGACGATTATAGTTCACTAAGCTCAGGTGCTGAAGGATCACGCCCAGACTTAGCAGATAGCGGACAGTTTTGGAGTGCATTAGCAATTGGTTCAGAGTCTAGTGTACTTACAACCAAAGGCGACCTAGTTTATTATAGTGGTTCAGCACCAACTAGACTACCAGTAGGTAGAGACGGACAAGTATTAACAGTAAGTTCAACTGGTATTCCGGAATGGGCATTTATTGGTTCTACTGCTGATGTTTATTATGTTGCAGAACACGGTTTAGATTTACCTGCTCCAATTTATGGTACAACAATTGATAAACCTTATAAAACAATTAAGTATGCAGCACAGCAAGTTGAGCAAGGTGCTAGAAATCCAGATGCAGCACAGTTATTAGAACTTAACAGAAGATTTATACAAAGAGAAATTGTTGAATGGACACAGTACCAAATAACAAATAACCTTGCACCATTTACTACAGCATTTGATTACAAGACAGAAAAATGCGAAAGAGATATGGGACTAATCGTTGATGCTCTAATTTGGGATATTACACACGGCGGTAATGTACGTTCTAGAGAAGCAGCATTATCTTATGTAAATGATACAGTAGGATCACCATACTTAACACAAAAAGCTGAAACTAATGCTTCTATAAATTACGGCATTACTTTAATTGAAAATATATTAGATCAAACAGCGCCAGCAGTTAACTATCAAACAACAAATGGTGATAATAGTACTAGAGTATCAGTACAGTTTACTAATGAATTACTAAGAACAGAAAGTGTTTATGCAGACATTCAAGGTCTAGCAAAGATTATTACAGATGCAATAACAGCAGGTGTTGCTACTAATATACCTGAAAGATTAATTAGAAATACATTAATTAAAGTGTCAACCGGAAAGTACTACGAAGTACTTCCAATTGTTGTTCCAGCAGAATGCTGTATTATAGGAGACGAACTTCGTTCTACTAATGTACAGCCAAGAACAACTATTAATAGTACATTAACAGACAAAAAAGATATCAGCTACAGTTACCAAGCAATTAAAAGAATTGAAGCAATTGTAGGAGATGTTGTAATAGGTTCAGCAGTTACTCCAACTACAGGCAATACAACAACACAAGATGTTACGTGGCCTTACGCAGAAACTACTCCTGTAGCTACTGAAACAAAGCGCCTAGCAAGAAATATTGCTGACAGAGTTGCAATTGGAACAGGTATTAAAGAAAATGCTATTTTACCTAAGCCACATGAGTTAGGTGTACCAGAGTACGGTTATGCAATAGAACTAAATGCTTCTAACAAAGAGTTTATACAAGAAGAAATTATTGCATATATTGCAGATCAATATCCAAATCTTGAATATGGTAAAACAAAATGTAAACAAGATGTTGGATTTATAATAGATGCAGTTGCATACGATCTAGTTTATGGCGGCAACTGGCAGACATATAATGCTACTAAATCATACTATGACGGTAGTGGAAATGTTAATAAAATAACTGGTTTAATAACTAACGGCGATTTTGCAACCACAACTGATTGGACTATTACAAATGGTGCATTTGCAATAACAGGTAACGAACTTGTTGCTGCCGGTGGAACTGCAGGTACTGCATTGCAAACTGTTTATACTACGCCAGGTCAAGAATATACAGTAAACGTTTCAGTTACTCATACTGCTGACGGAGCAAGTGTATTTGCAAGAAATCCAAATTCAGACACAGCATTAGCTACTGCAATAGATCTTACATCTACAAGCAGTGTTTCGTATACGTTTACTGCTACTGCATTGCAAACAGAAATTGTTTTTGAAACTGATGCAGCAGGTATTGTTGATATTGACGATGTAAGTATTGACACTCCGCAAAAGCTTGCTACTATTGCATCTTACGGATACTTGCGTGATTTATTACAAACAGTAGGACGTGATATTACAGTTACTCCAACATATCAAACAGGCGTAACACAAATTAGTGGTAAGCCAGGTAATGCAACAGTATCAAACGCTATTGCAGCATTGTTTAATAATACAGTTATACCTGCGGTCACTAACGGTATCTCAGCTGCATCGATAACATATCCAAGTGTTGCAGGTGCTTCAGTTGGATTACAATCAGATAGCACAAACTTAGTTGCAGCGTTACCAGTTATACAAGAAAAAACAATTGACTTTATAAATGCAAACTTTGGTAGCTTTAAATATAATAGTGCAAAGTGCCGCAGAGACTTAACAAACATTATTACTGATACAGCATATGATATTGCGCTTGGTACAAACTATAACGCTACATTTAACGGTATTGCTTATCAGCGCCCAAATAATGCATACAATCTACAAAACCAAAGAGTTGAAACTGTAGGTGCTATTAGAAATGCTAGAGATCAGTATAGAGTTTTACTTGGTTCTGGCAATGACTTAACTAGACTTAATACTGCATATAACGAAATAGTTGATATTATCCAAAACGGGTCGTTAGGTACAGCAATGCCAGGAGACGGCACAGTTAATGCATTAGTATTACCAAGCCCAACAGGCGTTGACCAAAATAAAGTAGATGCAAAAGATAACTTACAAGCAAACATTGCTTTTATGAAAGATGATGTTATTGCGTATATTGCACAAAACTATGGTTCTTTAGTTTATGATAGTACTAAGTGTGCAAGAGATGTAGAATACATTGTTAACGCAGCAAGTTATGATATCTTATATGGCGGTAACCAAGCTACTAGTAGAATTTGTGAATCTTATTTTGTAAACGGAACAATACAAGTAGATGGTCAAACTACAGAAACAGCAGCAGCTTACAATCACTTAGCAAGCATTATGTCAGATATCGTACAAGAGACTTCTGTAACTGCACAAACTGGAAATACTACACTACAAACTACACTAGGAACACCAGCAAGTGCAACTGAAGGAAGTGCAGTTCAAGCACTTGTAGAAACAGTTAGTGATGTAATTGACGGTACTACAACATTGTCGGCAGTATTAGGCGCAGTGTCATATCCAAGTGTAACATGGGCAGATGCTGAATTTACAACTGCTAAAACAACTATTGACAATAGTAGATCAGACGTAATATTAAATGTAATTCAGTTTATTACAAATACATACAATGACTTTAAATACGATCATGCTAAGTGTTCTAGAGATTTAGGACTTATAATTGATGCTGCTAGATATGATTGGATGCTAGGAACAAACTATGCAAGTGTTAATGCAGGCTTGTCTTACTTACGTAGAACTAGTAATAAAGTAACAGGTCCGCAAAAAACAGCAACAATAGCAGCAAATCAATTTGCGCTAGGACTAGCTGTTGCAGAAATTTCTGAAGCTACAGCTATTACTGGAATTAATGAAACATGGGATCTAGTACAAGATACAATCTGGGCAGGATCAAATGAAGGTGGTAATAGACAAACAGACGATATTGAAGTTTATAATGCTGTTAGACAACTAGAGGTGAATAAAGAATTTATTGTAGACGAAGCAATAGCATATGTCAATGATTACTTTAGGTCAACTGTAACTGATACTACTGTAACAATTGGTGGTGCTTCAGGCGGAGTAGATCTGTATACACTTACTGTTGCAGATACAGGTTGGCTAAAAGTTGGAATGGAAATAGCATTTGAAAATCCAAATAACATTTTAACAAATACTAACTTCTTCCTAAATAATAAGTTTTATGTTGCTGATGTCTTTAGTGCTACTGAGTTTGCTGTTTCAAATACAGTAGGCGGCGTGTATGTACAAGTAGACGGAACAAATAACCAGTTTATTGTAAAAACAGCATATACATATAATAGAGCTATTTGTGCTAGAGATATTAAAGAATATATTAATGCTATGAAATGGGATCTAGTATGGGGCCAG